AAAAGGAATAGGTACACCTTTATTTAGCAATCACAAAGGAGATATTGTTGAAACAGATCCAAAAGCTGGACTAGACGATAGATTTATTTATAATAAAGAAGGAGATAGACCTGTAAGTATAATTTCAAATCACGCTGGAGGAACCAAAAAAGGTGGTGGTTATATGCCTCATGAAAAAAGTTACAAAGATGCTAAAGCAGGAACAGGTATGTTTGATGAAAGTTTGCAATCAAATCAACCATTTTCTGGATACATACGTTTAGGGGACAAAGGGTCAACAAAAATAAGTGGTGATGAGCTTATGAATATGTCTTATAGTGATTTGAAAAAATTAAATGTTCAAGGTTTTAAAGGCGCTGATGATTCTTATCAAGATTTTGCAGGTAGAGCTGACGAAAAATCTTTTAAAAAGTTTCAAAGAACAGCTTTAGATCATAGAAAACGAAAAGATCAAGCATCTAGTATGAGACAAAAAATAGCGGCTTATGGTGATGCTGGTGGACAGTTTAAAGAAGTAACTAAAACATAAAACAGAATAGAACTGTATAAATCTAACCAAACATAAACATAAACATTAACAATAACAATAACAAAAATGGCAAAATTTATAAAATTTAACATTACTGCAACTGATGTTGCAAATGCACCTAAATCTGTACTTATTCCTTTGGATGATATTACAGGAGTAGTTGTTCAAGCTAATAATGTATTAGACATTCACTGTGTTGGAGCTCATGCAGCTACTCAATTATGGAAATGTACTCCTACAACTGATCAAGGAGGTTCTGCTGCACCAACTATTACTGACGGAGATTCAGTTTATGATGCACTTATATCAGCTATGACAGCTAACCCAGGTGGTGTTGCTTCAAGTGTAATTTTAGGAAAAGATCAAGCAGCTACTCCAGTTCAAATGTATTGGAGATCTGTAGCATTTACTGCATAATAATTAGTTGATGAAATCTCAAGGATTAGGCGATTCTATTGAAAAGTTTACTACAAAAACAGGTATTAAGACCATCGTAGATTCTGTCTCCGAAGGTCTTAATATTCCTTGTGGATGTCAACAAAGAAAAGATGCATTAAATAAAATGTTTCCATATTCAACAAGAAAATAATGGCTTTTAAACTAAATACTCCTCCTTACGTAGCAACAGCTCCAGTTCATGAGATTGATATGGAAGATGGTGTACTTGGTAAAGCTGATAAAAATGGAAACATATTAATTAATAATAAAATAACAGATTCTAAACAAAGACAAGAAGTTATTAATCATGAACAAGTTCATATTAATGATATTCAATCTGGTCTTTTATATTATGATGATGAAAACGTATATAGTCGTAAATCAGTAAATGATAAATGGCAAATTCATTCTCGAGCTAATATGAAAGAAGGGAGTAAGTCTTTGAGTTGGGAGAAAAAAGCACATAATCATTCATAAAAATAAATAAAATGGGAAAAGGTAAAAAAATGGCTGGTGGTTCATTCATGAGTAAACATGCTAAAAATCTATTGAACTATATGCCTATAGATGATAAAGCTTCTGCTTTACAATATAAAGGTAAAAAAATGGAGGAATCTCCATTAGAAGCTCATAAAGAAGGACATAAAACTCAATTACCTGAGGGATATAAAGGTACTAAACGAGCTAATGTTGGTGGAATAAATGTAAGTATGAGAGATTCATATGGAGGTCAAACAAAGAATTATGATCTTCTTGATGCACCAAAAGATGCTTATAATTATATAAAAAAGAAGGCAAAACAATTCAAAGCCAAGGGTAATCCTGATAACTGGCTATCATAAATTATGAGTAAAAAAAAAGCCTTTAAAGATACTGGTGTAGGAAAATTCCTTATTGAAAAAGCACCTAGTATCTTAGGTATTGTTGGAGATGCAATATTACCAGGTAACGTTATTTCAGAATTAATAACAGGTAATACAAGTTTATCTGAAACAGATAAAGAAATTGCTTTACAAAAACTAACAATAGAAAGGGCTGAAATTGATGGAACAACAAGGCGGTGGGTCGCGGATGCTCGTTCAGGGGCGTGGCTTGCTGCTAATGTTCGTCCATTAACTTTAATATTTTTAACAATTAGTTACGTAGTAGGATGGTATTTACACTATCCACTTGACTCTATAACTGGACTTCTTTCTATAGTAATAGGAGGTTATTTTGGTTCTCGTGGAGTTGAAAAAGTATTCGGAAACAATAAACATAAATAAATAAAAATGGGATTTTATCAAAAAAATTTAAGCGATGGGTCTACTCAGGCTGTAGCAATTGAAACAGTTGCTACATTAAGGGCTCCTGGAGCTTCAGCAGATGGTATACCTGTAGGGCAATTTACAGATACTACTGCAAATATAGCTGCAACCGCTCAAGTTGTTACGGCATATGCTTCTGGAGGTACTTTTTTAGGTTCAGCTGCTAATGTTCAAAATAAACAATGGGGTGCATATTATACTATTGAAGCAGATGGTACAGGAGCTATAACAAAAGTAAGAGTTGTACAAACACGACCTGATGGATTAAATCAAGGAGCTGCGCCAGGTGCACCTGCTAATCCAGGAGCTGGTCCAAATATGGCCGCTGCTACACAGACAATTATTTTTAGTGCATCAGATTTAAACACAGCTTTTGGTCAAACTAATATAACAGGTACATTAGAAATAGCTTTAGCTGGTACTGATCTTCAAGCCCCAACAACAGGTGCTGATGCTGGTACAAACGCAATATATGAAGCAGACCCTGGTTATAGTGGTTTTGATTTATATGTAGGTGGGACTGGAGATATAAAATTAGAATTTGCAGCTGCTCCACCAAATCAAACAGTAACAATACAAAGTATTCCAGCTGGAACTACTTTAAATATGCTAGTAAGAAAAGTTTATACAAACGATTCTACTACTACCGCATCAGAAATGATAGCATTATATTAATAAATTAACAATTAAATTAAATTAACTCAAATGAAAAAAGAAGAAAAATGTTCATCTTGTGATGAAAAAGATAAAGTTGCTGGTAAAATTACCGAAGAACAACTAAAAACTATAAAACAACAACAAGAAGATATAACTAAATATCTCAAAGAAATTGGTTTTATAGAAAGTCAAAAACATGGTCTTTTACATAAGTATGCCGGAATAGTTCAAGATGCAGAAGAATTTAAAGCTAAATTAGAAGAAGAATATGGTGGTATAAATATTAATCTTGAAGATGGTAGTTATACTATGATTGATGCACCTAAAACAGAAGAAACAAAAGCTAGTGAGTAGTATTATAAGAAAAATCAGTATTGGATCTGATTATAAAAATGATGCCATGCACTATGCTGTTGGACAACAAGTATATGGTGGTCATATTATTTCTCATATTTTAAACGATGAAGAAGAGCAGTCTTATAATATATTTATAAAAAAAGGAGATGAAATTTTACCTTGGAAAAAATTTAATTCTCAAATGGCAATTTCTGTAGAATATGATTTAGAATATTAATGGATAGTTTATATCAATTTATTATAAAACCTATTGGTGAAAGATATAAAAATAAAATTAATATTGAAAATAAAGAATTAATAATAAATTCTAGTATATCTAATCATAAATTTATAAATAGAGAAGCTGAAGTTGTAAGTGTTCCACTTGTATATAATACTAAAATAAAAAAAGGAGATAGAGTTATTGTACATCATAACATATTTAGAAGATATTATAATGTTAAAGGTAAATCTGTAAATGGTACAAAATATTTTAAAGACAATTTATATTTTGCAATTCCGTCTCAAATATATATGTATTATAAAAATACATGGATTACTCATGAAAATTATTGTTTTGTAAAACCTTTATTAGAAGGTGAAAAAATAATAAAGAATAAAGGTATACTAAAATATGGTAATAGTTCATTAGAAGCGCTTGAAATCACTCCAGGGGATATAGTAGGGTTTAAACCCATGCGAGAATTTGAGTTTATAATTAATAATGAACTTTTATATTGTATGGAATCAAATGATATTGTAATTAAATATGAACACAAAACAAACCAAACAGAGTATAATCCAAGCTGGGCAAAAAGCAGTTGAAGAATTAATTAAAGTTGCTAAAGAAAAAATTGTAGATTCAGAAGATGATGTTTCTGCTGATAGATTAAAAAATGCCGCTGCAACAAAAAAATTAGCTGTATTTGATGCTTTTGAAATATTAAATCGTATAGAAGAAGAAGAGAATATGTTAAAAGAAATAAAAAAAGAAAACCGAGGTAATAACTTTAAAGGTTTTGCTGAGGGTAGATCAAAATGACATATAAACAAACTCTATATAAAATTTTATCTGATCATATTAAACCAAAAATAATAAAAAGAAATAATAGATATAAAAAATGGAAATATGGATACGATCAAGAAAATGATGTTGTGGTTATCAGCAAAACTGGCCAAATTGGGGAAATATATGAAATCCAAGGTCTTAAAATTGCTTTACCGTTAAAAGAAACAATATATAAAAGATCAAATAAAAAAGAAGAACAAATCTGGGAAGTATTTGATTATCCTAAAGTTTTAGACAGACTTAAAACTGTTTTTGATTGGAACAATACTTCTTTAGATTTTAAAAACAAATGGTATGATTACATTGATGAAGAATTTAAAAGACGTGAAGAAGGCTTTTGGTTTTATAACCAGGGCACTCCCACTTATCTTACTGGTTCTCATTATATGTACTTGCAGTGGACCAAGATTGATGTTGGGAAGCCAGAATTCAGAGAATCTAACAGACTTTTCTTCATTTTTTGGGAAGCGTGTAAATCCGATAATAGGTGTTATGGAATGTGCTACCTTAAGAACCGCCGATCGGGATTTTCTTTTATGGCGTCCTCAGAATTGGTACACCAGGCCACTATATCCTCAGATTCACGATATGGCATACTATCTAAGACTGGAGCAGATGCGAAGAAGATGTTTACCGACAAGGTGGTACCGATATCAGTTAACTATCCCTTCTTTTTCAAACCGATCCAGGACGGTATGGACCGCCCCAAGACCGAACTCGCTTATAGAGTCCCTGCCTCAAAACTTACCAGAAAAAAATTGGACACGAATGCCCAAATTGAAGAATTACAGGGTCTCGACACCACGATCGATTGGAAGAATACCGGCGACAACTCGTACGATGGGGAGAAATTACATCTCCTTGCCCACGACGAATCAGGGAAATGGGAGAGGCCGGATAATATCCAAAACAACTGGAGAGTCACGAAAACAACGTTAAGACTGGGTAGTAGAATAGTAGGAAAATGTATGATGGGATCCACTTCTAATGCTTTAAATAAAGGTGGTGATAACGTTAAAAAATTATATGACGCTTCAGATGTTACAAAAAGAAACCGCAACGGACAGACTAATTCAGGACTATATAGTTTGTTCATACCTATGGAATGGAACTACGAAGGATACATTAATACTTACGGGATACCTGTATTCGAAACTCCAAAAAAAGCCGTTAAAGGAATTGACGGATCGCAAATTAATATCGGAGTTATCTCCCATTGGGAAAACGAAGTAGAAGGTTTAAAAGAAGATCAAGATAGTTTAAATGAATTTTATAGACAGTTTCCGAGAACTGAAAAACATGCTTTTAGAGACGAAGCAAAACAGTCTCTTTTTAATCTTACTAAAATCTATGAACAAATAGATTATAATGAAGATTTAAGAAATACAAATGTTATTAGTCAAGGTAATTTTAAATGGGAAAATGGTATTAAGGATACTAGAGTAATTTTTATGCCTAATAATAATGGTAGATTTTTTATAACTTGGATACCACCTATTAATTTACAAAATAGATATAACATTAAAAATGGAATAAAATATCCTGGAAATTTAGATTGTGGATCATTTGGATGTGACCCTTATGATATTTCGGGAACAGTTGATGGTAGAGGTTCTAAAGGGTCTTTACATGGACTTACTAAATTTACAATGGAGGATGTTCCTCCTAATATGTTTTTTTTAGAATATATAGCAAGACCTCAAACAGCAGAAATATTTTTTGAAGATGTTTTAATGGCTTTAGTTTTTTATGGAATGCCACTGCTTGCAGAAAATAACAAACCAAGATTATTATATTATTTAAAAAGAAGAGGTTATAGAGGATACTCTATGAATAGACCGGATAAAATTTATAATAAACTATCAGTAACAGAAAGAGAAATCGGTGGTATACCTAATTCAAGTGAAGATATTAAACAAGCTCACGCAGCGGCGATTGAAAGCTATATAGACAGACACGTTGGCTTACAAGAGGATGGCAGTTACGGTACTATGTACT